ACTCAAATACAGTAACAGAAATAAAAGCATGGATGGATAGCTATGGTTATAGTTATACAAGCTCTATGAGCAAATCAGAGCTATTAGAAGCTATTCCTGTATCAAATGCCTTTATAGATAATGCAATACAATCAAGCAAAGAAACGCTTAGAAAGAATAGTGGTAGTACAGGAGATAGTTCTAAAGCACTATTAAAGTTTTCTTGTGATAATGATGCAGATAATGACCCAAGTGTATTTGATAGTTATACTAAGTATTCTCATAGTCAGATAATGACTGAACTTTCTGGAACAGATTGGACTTCAGACATTGAATGAAGACTGGAAAGATTACGTTTCTATTATAGCATTTTTAGTAGTAGTGCTAGGGGGTCTAGTGCTTCTTGGTAGCTGTGTATGAGTAATGAGAAGAATTACGATCCACAGACAGCGAGAAGTTACAAGACAGGATTGGTGGATGATAACCTTAGTATCCATCTTAACATTAAGTGGCTTTTACAAATTTGTGTTGCCATTTCTGGTGTTGTTTATGGATACTTACAAATTACAAATAGAATTGGAGATCTTGAGAGAAGAATGGAACTTGCTGATACCAACATTGAGGAATTGGTAGAGAAACATATTCAACAAGAAGAAATAAAAATAACACAAATGCAAGAACAATTAAAATGGTACGAGGAAGAATTAAATTTAAACCCTTTAAGTTGGGGAAAGAAAAAAAGGAAGAGAAAGTAGTCTTAACAGAAGAAGACTTTAATCACAACTATTTTATTAATCGTGAAGTGCGGAGAAAAAGATAATGGAATTTATGGAAGTGTACGCAGAAGGGGGTATGATCGCTGTCGTAGGGCTTTTGCTAGTGTATATGGTATTCTCTATGAACAAAAGAGGGTTGGAGCAGGCAGAAAGTTTGCAAGACCTAAAAACCGAGAACAGGGGTCAGAGTGAAACACTTGAGAACATGGAAGGTATGGTTATTAAGCTTATTGGGAGGTGGAATCAGAGTGACGACAAGCTTGACAGAAAGTTTGATTCGCTTACGAAGGAGATTAATGATCTGGACAATCAAGTATCGGAAATAAAGGGTATTATAAGTAGGTTAAATGGAAAACACTAAACCAATATCAGAATCTAGTAGTCTTAATATTAGCTTACCAATGTTGATACAAGCAGTAGGTTTGATTGGTGCAATGGTATGGGGCTACGATCAGTTAAATACTCGCATATCTTTTTTAGAATATCAAGTAGCTATTAATGAAGAACATCTTGAACGTATAGAAGAAGAAGCCTATGAGAACCAAGATGCAGAGATTCCTGCTGATATAAGACAGAATCAACGCATTGATTATATAGAAAAGGAATTAGATAGACTTAGAGATAAAGGAGAAATGTAATGCCAAAAAAGAAAGATCCAAGATTAGCTAGAGCGGGTGTATCAGGATATAATAAACCTAAGCGTACTCCCGGACATCCTAAGAAGTCGCATGTAGTTGTGGCTAAAGTAGGTGATAAGGTAAAAACAATTCGTTTTGGTCAACAAGGTGTGAAGACCAATCAAACAGTAGGGCAACGTAAAGCATTTAAAAGTCGCCATGCAAAAAATATTGCAAAGGGTAAAATGAGTGCGGCTTACTGGGCAGACAAGGTTAAATGGAGTCCTAGTAAAACTAAATCTAAATCTATGAAATGGAAGAAAGGTAGTTAAATGAATAAGAAAATAAAAGCACCAACAGGCTATCACTGGATGAAATCTGGTACTAGTTATAAGTTAATGAAGAATCCTAAAGGTGGTTATAAACCACATAAGGGTGCTAGTTTAACTGCATCATTTAAGGTGCAAATGACACATAAGAAGAAGTAATGGCATCAGCAAAGAAGACTAACGAAAAGATGTGGAAGAGCATTGTAGCTTCTGTAAAGTCTGGCAGTGCTGGAGGAAGACCCGGGCAATGGTCTGCTCGTAAGGCTCAAATTGCCACAAAGCGTTATAAGAAAAGAGGTGGTGGGTACAAAGGTGCTAAATCATCTAGTAATAGTTTATCTAAATGGTCAAAACAGAAATGGGATTATGTCACAAAGGGAGATGAAAAAAAGCCAAGAGCTAAGAGAGGTCGTTATTTACCTGAATCAGTTAGGAAGAGTCTCAGTGCCTCAGAGCGTGCGGCTACCAATAGGAAGAAAAGACAAGCTTCTGCCAAGGGTAAGCAAAAAGCTAAGTATAGTAAAAAGGTAGCTAGGAAAGTCAGGAGAGCATGAAGCTAAATACAAACATATCTGTTGAGAATATTATTACAATACTTACAATGATATGTGCGGTGACACTAGCATTTGGCTTTATGAAGTATGATATAAATGCACTAAAGGCACAGCTAAATGCAAAGGCAGATAAAGAATTAATAGAATATAAATTAGATGTAATGATGGAAGACATTGCAGAAATAAAAGAAATACTAAAGGAGGAAAGAAAATGAGTAAACTAATATTAGCAGAAATTATAGATAAGGCTAAAGATCAAATTGTAGAAAAGTATGCAGATGGTATGGTTGAGCATGTGCAGTCTGATGACTTTAAAGAAAAGCTTGCTACTAAAATAAATAAAAAAATTGATATTCCTTTTGTTAGTGAAGAGAAAGAACAGATATTCTTTGAGAAGTGTGTTGATCTTGTTACTGATGTTATAGAAGGATTGATAAAAAAGTAATCAGTGCCAAAGAGATTATATCAAATAAAAGATTTTTCAGGGGGACTGAATAATCTAAAAGACCCTGCCGACATAGCAGATAATGAAGTTGCGGATGTATCTAATCTAACCTTTACTAAACAAGGTGCGATTGGTGGTGCATTTAGTATGAAGAATAGCACCAATAATTTATTATCTGCTTATGATACATCACACATAGATCATATAGAAGCTGGTTACGGATTAGGATATTTTGAAACAGACTTTGTTCGTGATGGTGTTACACAAGAAGTAACTACTGCTGATAATACAGGTGGTAGTGAAGATGGATTTCAGCAAAATACAGGAACAAACGCACTTGAAATGAAAGTTAATGGGTCTGCTGTTAATTTAACTACATCATATCCTGTGGGTACTAGACTTCTTATTACAGCGCCATCCTTTCCAGCTAACTCAATAGATGCAAATGGTCAAGGTATATATACTGTTGTGGGTCATAGTGGTAATAATGTTATTTTAGATAGGACTATTACTATATCTGTTGAGACAGGACAGATATATTGGGCGGCTACTGTAGTAGGATTTAGTACTGGCGACAAAGTATTGTTGCTTGCACATCCTGATGAACATAAGATAGATGTATACTCTACAAATACAGCGGGAACTAACTGGCAACAAGATAGTATTACACTTAGATCATCTGCTACTGGATTAAACTCTAAGGTATTATATCACAAAATAGATGATTCAATTAGATGTTTTGATACTACGGATAAAAATGATAGTAAGGTTCAATGGTATGGCTGGATAAATAGAAGGCATTTTCAATTATTGCCAGCATTAGCTGGGTCTACAACTGATGATAATTCTTATTTGGGATACTTTGCAAAGGATAATGATTTAGCAAAGCCAACTAATGGGGATTGTGTGGATGGTGGGACTACACCTGCTGTATCTACGTTTCCCACTGCTGGTAATGGATTTGATTTTAATATATCTACAGACACTAGCGAAGAAGGTTTAATTAGGTCTGGAGATTATGTATTTGCACAAAGTTTTATTTATGATGACAATCAAGAAAGTTTACTAACTGAATACTCTACCACTGTTAATGTAGCTGATGCTGATGATTTTAAATCATTTTCTGTAAATGTAGGTGCTAAATCTCCTTATGACCCTAGAATATCTGGTGGTAGAATATATATAAAAGAAAAGGATTCTGATTCTGAATATTTGTTACTTATAGATATTAACCTTACAAAAGGATGTAGAACTAACTTATCTGATGAATATACTACGTTTAGAGATGGTGGTAGTTCTAATTATAGTAGTCCTACAACTAGTGCCTCAGATAATCTTATTATAAAAGATTTAAATTTTATTACTTATGAAACAATTAATGGTTATTCTTCTAGTATATTTAGTAATGCATTAGGTGATCAAGGTGAGTTTTGGAAAGATTCCACCGTAGCTAATAATAGAACATTTATATGTAATGTTACGATGAAAGATGAAAATTCTGGCAATACTAAAGCCACAGCACCTATTAAGAATTATCCTGATAGGATTATGTACTCTATGCCAAATAGATTTGACACATTTCCATCATTTAATTTTATAGAAGCGGCTAAGGGAGATGCTGATTATTATACAGCTATAGAATCATTTGCAGACAGAATACTGGCATATAAGCAGTATAGCTTAGATATTATAAATGTATCTAGTCCTAGTGATACTAACTGGTTTTTAGAAGATAGTAAGAATTATATGGGGGTAGAGTTTCATGGTGCGGTTGCCAAAACTCAATATGGTATAGTATGGGTAAATAAACAGGGGTTGTATTTTTATGATGGCTCACAGATAAGAGATCTATCCGAGAATAAAATAGACGATGACACTTGGTATAGCTTTGTAACCGTAAACTCTATGATAATATATGATGAAGCTACCAGCTTAGTATATATAATTAAAAATTGTTCCA